TAATTCTATTTCTTCTTCTATTTTAAACTCTACTCCACTAACCCATCCATTAAGGAAAACGTATTGATCTAACTCGGCTGGGTTATTAATAACAATTGTTTGATAATCAAACTCCTTGTCACTCAATTCTTTTATTTGTTTACTTAACTTAGCAAGATTCTCTTTAGAATAACTATACTCACCCTTCTCATCCATGATAACATTATTTTTATCATCACAAGAAGCTGAATCTAATCTTAAAGCATCTCTATCTTCATTATAAGCATCTAAATAGGATTGTAACTTTTTACGAATAATCCCTAATTTCTTTTGACCTTTTGTTTCTTCATTGTAGATATTACCAGCAATGTAAGCGACAACCATAAATAGGTCTTTGTACGATTTTTTCATTTTGTATTGTTTGTTTATTAGTTTGCGATACTTGTCAACCATATAAATATTGATTACACAACAAATATAAGTTAATTATTTTAATATTAGCAAGTTATAAAATTTCCATTGTTAGCATCAAAGTCTACAATAATATTAACATTTGAATTGTAATAGTAAGGATTACCCCATTCGTAAGCTATTGCGTTTGAATTGGTAATGTTACATTGATTAAATAATCTATAAGTTACACTTGCATTGTAATTAGCTAAACTAAATCCACTTGGATACATTTCATATCCACTCATTGCAACTCCAGAACCAATTGTAGGATAAACTGTAACTATAAACCAATCCTTAGAGTAATCACTAATAGTAAATCCGTAAAAACTTGTAGATGCTCCATTTAAATTTAAAGCAAATATGTAATTAGCTAACCAACTATTGTTTGAACCGTAAAAACCACAATATAATCTTAGATTAATTTTGGCTCTACCAGCTACATTATATTGAGTAAATGAATTTGATATTTGACTATTATTATAATATAAAATAAATTGATGTGATGCTGATTCTACACCTAAGAATCCAAAACTAACAATTTTATAATCTACATAACCTATATTATAGGTACCGGGTGATAAGGTAGTGTTATTGGTAAACTCTGTTCCATTATAAGTCCATCCAGCATTATTTGATCCACCACCAATAGTATATAATGTATTACTAAATGCTTTACCTACTCTAAGACTATTGGTTGCTACACTTGCATTGTTAATGGTAACACTTATGCTATGTCTAATAGTATTGTCATCTACCAAGTGAACTGCATAAGTATTACTACTTGCTTTAAATACTTGATTAGCATTATTAGTTTCAATAAAGTTACTAAATGATGGTTGTGCTGCGGGCAATATTGTAACAGAAGCATTTGCAGAAGTAGCATTACCACCACCACCACCAACAGTAGCAGTATTAGTAAATGTTCCAACATTATTAGCATTACCTATAATATAAAAGTCATAAGTACTACCTACTGTTAGTGTATTACTTGTAAAAAAATTAACATTGCCTCCAGATTCATAATAACTCCACCCAGCAGGTTTTATGTGACTTGTAATATTAAGATGACCCCCTACATTATCACTTATTGTTACCGTACTAACAGTATTGTTATTCTGAATTGTCAATCTTATAAACCACTGCATTGACCCATTTACATAAATGGGATTAGCGGTATCTAAATTCTTTGTTAAGTTAAATGTTGGCGGGTTGCAATTACATGACCCATTAGCATTAGCTACGGCTTGTCCATTGGCATCTAACCAACTATTTGCATCACTTGTAGCTAAAGCATTGGCCTCACCTTGTGATGTACATGAACTACGAGTAAATGAAGGTGATGTTACGTTGACATAAGAACCACTACAAAATTGCCCACAATCATTCTTTTGAATTGACCTTGTTAAACTAATGGTTGCATAAAACAAACTTACATTAGTGGTAGTTGTATTTGAATATTGAGTTCCACTTGTGCCACCACCATAAACATTAGCTTGGTTATAATAAGCACCCGATGCACAATTGACAATCTTAACGGTAAATACTATTTGTTGATAAGCATTGTTAGGGGCCAATACATCATACCTTGTAGCTTGGATAGTAGAACCAAATTGGTTTACATTCCATCCCGGTGCATTATATGTCACAAATTGCATATTAGCGGGCATCACATCGGTAACCACTACCGCCGATCCATTAGTAGAAGTATTACCACTATTAGCAACGGTGATTGTAAAGTTAAAGTTAGTATTAACATTAACATCACTTGGTGCTGACTTAGTAATTTGAAAGAAAGGTATTAATTGAGATTGAGTGTGATTATAATTATACCATTCGGATACCGAACATGGAGTTATACCATCGGGTTTATAAGTGCTATAAGGATTTAATGCTACATAACCCCCAGTTTCTGCGGTGGTGATATTAAGGATAGAACCACTTGCCCTTTGTAGTTCTACCCCTATTTCATCAAAAGATAATGTACCACTTCCCGGTAATGCCATTACGCAAGTTTAGATTCTAAATATTTAACTCTTGCTTTAAGTATTGTTATTTCACTTTCGTGACTCTTAAATCCTTCAATAAGCAATGGAGTTATTTGATTATAAGAAACACCTTTAATTCCATCGTTACCAGTACTAACGGCATAAGGTAGTATTTTTTCAACTTCTTGTGCAATTACTCCATATTGATACTCATCATTCTCTTTCCATTGATAAGAATATCCATTTAATTGCATCAATTTATTAATTGGATTGTCAATTATTATAAGGTTTTTCTTTAATGTTAAATCGGAATTGGCAGTTATATTACTTGTTGCATATATTGTACCAGAAACATAAAGTTTATATCCTGCATCGCCAGCATAATTAATTGAAGTATTACCATTAGTATTAATTCTTATTCTTTCATTAGCATTAGTATAGAATAACATAGAGTCATCAGTATGATTATATCCAAGTAATCCACGATACCTATCTTCTCCATTAGTACTATCTGCAAAAGCAAGAAAGTTTCTTGCACTTGTACTTGCCGCTGCAATTGTTATACCTCCTTCTCCACTATTAGTTCCCGCATAAACAACTAAATTATCTGCATAATAATTACCAGTAGTTCCTATTTTTACTTGTCCATTTGTTTGAATCCGCATACGTTCAGAATTGTTAGTCTGAATCTGAAATGAATGGTTTGATTGAGTACCTATCCATCCTCCTGAACTTGCTGCAAGCATATCAACATTTACAGAGTTTGTTGTATCACTTGCTCTAATATAAGCAGCTCCTGCTGCTGAAACATCTAATAATCTAGTTGGCGAAGTCGTTCCAATTCCTACGTTGCCAGCAGAGGTAATTCGCATACGTTCTGTAACACTACCACCAGATGGTAAAGTCCAAAATGTTAATGTTCCTACAGTAGCCACATTAGATTCATCCCATGATCTTATTCTTGCTACTTCAGCATTTGTATATCCAAGAAAAGATAAATCAAGATATTTTTCTACACCACTACCAATTACGTTTCCATAATTACCACCAGTAGTTATTGCAATTTGTGATCTTGAAGCCGTCATACTTGCAGTTACTTGTGCGACTTCTAATAAAAATGATGGTGATTTTCCAATACCTACATTTCCTAAATGACTTGTTGTCCCATCTTGAGTTATTTTAAATCGATTAGTCCCACTATTACCATTTAATTTAATTAAATCACCAGTTCCATCTTGTTGAGCATTAATTAATGTATTTGTGCCTGAAGCATTATATACATAAAGCCTATCAGTTGTAGGTGCATAATTAATTCCAATATTAGTTGATTGAACACTACTCGAAAAAGTGGCTGCACCCGTAGCTGATAATTTTAAAGGAGTATTAGGAGCACTAGAAACAAATGATAAACCATTAGCATCATTTGTAATACTAAAATTATAAGATGTTCCAGTTACTCCTGATAAATTTAAAGTTGAATTTGCAGTACTTACTCCGTTACCAATTGTTATTGTATTGCTACCAGTAATTAATCCACTAAACGTAGCACTTGTTCCACCTAATGAACCCGTTAATGTACCACCAGTTAATGGAAGGTATCCGCTTAAAGCAGAAGTAGCAGCCTTAGTATTTAATTGAGTTTGAATAGCACTTGTAACTCCTTTTATATAAGAGAGTTCTGTAAGGGATGGATAGGTAGCAACAAGTAAACTTGCTATTGTGCCACTTGCTGTAAAATAAGCTAACTCATTTACTGTTCCCGTACCCGTAATATTATTAGTAATAGTAGAAACACTTCCATCTGCCATTAAATATTGAGATGAAGTACCACCACTTTTAACTAATGTTGTAGCAGTTAATGTATTAGGGAATATTGAATTACCACTTGCATCTAATATTGTAACCCTTCTTGCCACAGTACCTGTTGTGAAAGCATTACCAGAATATTGTGTAGCATAAATGGGTTCAGTTCCATCATCACCCGTAGCAATTTCAAGATACCCTTGACTAACACCACCCGCATTTGCACCAACAAACCAATTGTCATCGGTTCCCATTGATCCATAAATACCACGTTTAAGATTTGTAGTATCTGAGAATTGAATACTACTTGTCATTAATCCACCACTTAATGGTAAATAACTTGTATTGTCATAAGAGATAGTTGTACCTGTAGCCTTAACGAATCCTGTGCCATTTAAGACACTTTGTCCACCTAAACCACTCAAAGTATAAGTTGGTATATTTAGTACGTTAGAAACCAATGTAGCACTACCACTTGAACCAGTTACGGTCAAGGAAGTAATTCTATTTGTATAAGCACTATCCCATTGAGTAGCACTTGCGGTTGTAGGAATTACATACCCAGCGGTTAAACTTAATGCTAATGTACCACTTGTTGTGATAGGAGTTCCCGCAATAGACAATCCCGTAGGAACAGTCATTGCTACCGAAGTAACGGTTCCCAAATTTGTACTCTTATTATTAAAAGTATTCCAATCGGTAGAAGATAAGAATCCACTTGTTGAAGCACTTGCTTGATTAATTGATATTGTATTAGTTGTTCTAACTAATGGAGTTGTAAAACTTAAAACACTTTCTTTACCATTGAATGTATTCCAATCGGTACTTGAAAGATAGCCATTAGAAGAGGTTGTAGCTTGCGATATACCATATACACCATTTGAATAAGATAATGGTGTGGTAGCACTAAATAGTGCCTTAATCGAAGTGTCTGTTCCATTATAAGGAGTGTAACCTAACACCGTAGCAATAGATTTCTTTTCCCATAAGCTTGTTGTTGTATTATAGAACAACCCATCGTTATTAGAAGGTGATTGAGCCGACACATTGTGTAACTCATCCATCTCATAACCATTTTGTACTTTAACTTCAATCACACCCAATGAAACGTGTGAACGAGTAACAACACCCACATAAACCAAATGGTTAGGTGCATATTGTTTAGTTGCCGTATAAGTACCCGCCGTAGTTGGAGAAAGATATAATTGTTGACCTTCGGTAAATGCCGATGTATTAAGGTCAGTAACTGCTCCCACAATAACCACATTACCTTCGGCATTATTAGCCAAGGTAGCTTGAAGTAATCCTAATGTTTGTGCTGAAAGAGCATCAGATGTAGCTAATGCTAATGCAACCGTTGGTTTATTACCCGTAGCACCATTGATATAAACAACACTACCCTTTGGCATTGACACACCACTACTATTCCGAACATTAATCACCAACTTATCAGCGGAGGCTAACACAGGGAATGTTTGTAATGCACCCGTTCCATCTACATATTGTAATGTAGTACCACTTGGTGTAGCCAATTTATTATTAAAGATATTCCAATCCGTAGAACTTAAATATCCATTAGTAGATGTATTAGCTTGTGTAATCACAAAGCTATTAGTACCACTATTATAACTCAATGGAGAAGTACCACTTGGCTTAGAAGATAGATCGGTAAATAATCCCGATGTAGCAACGGTGGCTAATGTTGGCTTACCCGTTAAATCCGCATAAGCACCACTTGTAGCTACGGTAGCTAATCCGGGTGCAGTACCAAAGTTTAACTCATTGATATATGTTTTACCCGCAAACTTCGAGTTATAAATAGAATCAGTAGTAGCACCATTAAAGTATAAACGATTAGATGTTTGAACTAATTGAGTATATGCTCCAACACCCGCAGGCCCCGTAGCAATAATCATATTCATCACCACATTGTTAATGTTAGGTGAATCGGGATAAACACGAACATTACGAGTATAAGAAGGATTCCATGCTTGACCATTAATCCTTATCCACACATAAAAATCAGTCATTGCCGTAACCGTAACCACCAAGTCGGGGTTATCGGTTTGGTAAGTAGCCGGTGTTGTTGCGGGGAAGGTGGTACCTAATGTAAATCCATAGTCAATGTTACCCGCCGTAGGCATTGGTACAAATCCCGTTGATGTATATTCCGCAAATACTCTTAATGTTTTAGTTGCCATCTTTTAATCTTCTTTTTGTCCTATTGGACTTATCCAACAATCCTCCGTATAAACTTTTGTAAAGTAAGCCAAATTTACATTATCTCCTCCACTACTACAACACAAATGCTTTTCTAAAGTTATCCAAGCATCGGCATCTCCCGTTTGTGTATCTAATGTAACCCATGTAAGTGATGTGGGTGCAATTCCTTCTCCTTGTAATGAATATTTAAATGTAATTACACTACCAATCTTTTGTATTTGCATCCAAACTCCTTGGTGAACACCAATATTGGTTGTGGCTATCGTATTTGTAATACTACCCGTAGATTCTCTTTGGAATGCTTTTATATTGTTATCCCCTTGCACCATAATGCCCATATAAGCCACGTTTGCATTAGCTTGAATACGAAGTTGTAATCCAGCTTTAGCACTGCTTGTAGTGCCAGCAAATGTCTTTAAATAGCATCTTAATGTGAAGTCGGTAAGTGTTTCACTCCAACCATAAATATACCCCGTATCCGAAGCATTCTCAAATACACCACTTCCATATATCTCAATGGATGATCGTGTCTTATATTTAAAATAACCTATTGTCCTTGGCATATCTATTAAGCGTTAAAATCATCCATAAAGAAGGCAACGAATCTATCAAAGATTGTACCATAATCACCAGCTTGACCTAAGTCCGTTCCTACCCCGTTACGGCTTTTTTTTTTAGATGTGGTGATAGTTTGATAAACAATTAATCCATTAGAATCGTAAATAGATTGATTCATTGAACCCGTAATTTCATTAGGAGATAACTCCATAAAAACTACTTCAGCAGTACAATCTCTTTCATTCATCTTCATTGACAATGGAAAGAATTTTTTATTAGCTAATGCTCCTTGATTTGGAAAATTGTAAATACAACCAAATTCTAATTTTTGACCAATAATTGTACCTGTAAATATATTTCTATAATCGGAATATTGATTTAGGATATTACGAGCCGATAATTCTTGAATATCATATAAGTCTACCTCACTTCTCTCTGACCATTGGCTTGTTTCAGTATCTGTTGACCAAGTTTTTAAATTAGTTGGATCTCTAAAATCTGCACCTAAATAACTACCTGTTTCCTTATAATCTCCCATTAACACCGTTATTGATGGTGCGGTAATGGTAGTATTCTTAATATTGGTTATTGTTGTTAATTGCTTATCTAATAATGTTTCTTGAAAAAAAACTGAAAAGTCTGTATAAATACAAAAATTAAAACTTGGATGAACATAAAGTCTTATAGTTAATTGACCATTAAATGGAGCAACTATATTACTTGCCGAAAATACTTCTTGTTGTAACCATGTAATTTGTGGATCAGTTGATTGCCATAATCCCGTATCAACATTAAAATATCTTATAACTGGTGAAACACTATAATCAACTATTTTTATATAACTTCTTGAACTTTGTGATATAGTTCTAAAAGATAAACTAAATGTGTCACCTTCTTCTAATGGTTTAATAAAATCAATATAACCAGAAGTAGGGGCACCCGTAGTATTATCTATATAAGCACTCCATTTTTGAGTATCATTGTTAAAGTTTGGAGTAACCTTTGAAGTTGTATAATAATCATATACAAATTCTGTTGTACCTCCTGTTGGTTCTAAAGGAGTGACAACAAGAGTGCCATCTACTCCCGTAGATTGAAATTTCTTATAAGGGAATACCGGATCATCGTAAAATGAACTAAAATCAGTATCAATGTTCTTAGGGCCTTTGTAATAATCATAAGTCAATGTGACATCACGATAAAATCTTCTAATCTTTCTTTTAGGTTCTGCAACAATTAAAAAGTCTGTTCCATGATTATATTGTTTTACCGTTCCACTACCAGCTATTACTACTCCATTAGCATCGTATTTAACAGTATTATATAAACCAAATGCTAAATCCTTTACCTTAACAAACCACCATTGGCCTCTATTTTGATAAACAACTGCATTAAATAAATAACAAATAGACTTTATGATTTCAATTGGCTTTAATGGTAATCCATTTTTATCTTTAAATACAGACATATTGGTATAAGTATTCCAAAGAATGCCATTTGCCTCAATACCTGTCCATGGGTAATATTTCATGTCAATCAATGTATTTGAACCATAGCCAAATCCAATTGATTTAAATGCTGCATTAATTATTTTTAATAAACTTACTCTACCAGTAATGTATCTTGAATTATTATCTAATAATATCGTGTTATTTAATGCACCTAATCCATCAATAGTTTTAAATTCAATGGCAGGATATTTTAAAAATATATCTTCTTCACATAATTCTGGTGAAACAAATCCACTCCAAAATAAACTTCCATCACGATAATATTCTAAATAAAAATCTTTTTCATCTTCACTAATAAGTGAATCCATATTTAATACACCGCCTAAAACTTTAAATGATAAAGATGATCCCTTAATAGGATAAAATATATCATCATCTACCGTAGGGTAATCTATTTCAATAGGTGTTACTTGCCCATAAGGAATTGTAAAAATAGTTGAGTTATAATCTTTTTTAAGGATTAATACTTTGCATTTAGTTGTTAATAATGTACTAAATGGCCTACAAGTTCCATCAAATTCAAATTGGTAAATAGTTCCGTATCCTGTCATTATCTTCCTGTAACTCTTAGTGTTGTTTCAAATGATTTGTTAATTGAATATCCGGTAGGTGTAGCCGTAATTGATCCCGTTAAATCTACCATCATTCTTATAGATTGACTTGCATAAGATGATCCACCATATTGATAAGATGAACCACTTGCTTTAGAGGAAACAGAGGAAATTGCCCCCGATGTATTAGGAGTTTTAGTTTTACTCATTGTGTCAGATACTTTACCCGATAAAGCCTTCATTGCACTACCTACGGCAACCGCAGCCATACCACCAGCAATACCTAATTCGGGAACCGTTGCTGCACCACCAGTAAAGAATGCTTTAAGTATTGTTCCAACTGTTCCTGCTGCAATAGCTGCCGTACCTATCTTAATTAAGTAATCCCCAAGTGCTGCTAATATCATTGCACCTAATGATTTAAATGTATCTTCTAATGATAATCCAGAAACTAATGCTGCCCCTGCAATATCAGAAAATCCAGCCATTAAATTTAAAGAAACATCTTGTGTAGCTGCATAAACCGAGTTTCCATAAGTTTTTAATTTATTTGCTAAATCATTATTAAGTGCATCTTTTGCGAAATCTCCCGCAAATTTAGGATATTCCATTTGTAGGCCAACAGTTTGTTCTTGATGCGACTTAATTGCATCAGCTTGCCTTTGTGCCTCTTTATCTTCTATTTCTTTATAAAAAGCAGTTAAACCAGCTAATTCAGTAGCATGAGCCTTAATATTATCAGCCTCTCTTTGCCTAGTAGCATCTACTAGTATCTTAGATTTTTCTGCCTCATATTTACTAGTTATATTACTATAATCAAGCTTATATTTAATATAATCTCTAATCTCTTGGTCATACTTTAATTTTAATTCTGCTAATCTTTTATCTGTACTACTCATCCAAATCATAGCAATTTCTGCTACTGCATCTTTATTTGCTTGAATAAGTTTTTGAATACTACTTTTTTGTGCAGTTTCTGCACCAGAAGGAGTATTATTAAATGGTTCAACAGGATTATTTTTTTCACTAATCTTTTGAAGATTAATAATTTGATTTCTTAATGATTGTATTTGCTTATCAGTTTTATCTAAAGCAACAGGATCAAAAAATTGTTTTGTTCTTAAGGTTTGTAATTTTTCAATTTGAGCATATAACCCACGAATATCTTCTGTTAAGGAAACAAATTTAAAAGCATTTAAAGATTTTTGTGTGTCTTCAACTTCTTTTCTAAAATCACTAACTGAATTAATATCCTTTTCTAATGCTATGCCAACATTAATTAAACTATTAACTATAATCCCAAGGCCAATTAAAATGCCACCACTCACAACATTTAATCCAACAAATGCAGCAGTTAATGCCCCAACTACGGTTGCAATACTTGTAATTGCACCAATCATAGAACCAAATACTACCAATACAGGACCCGCTACTGCAAGGAATAAACCTAATTTTAAAATAAATGATTGAGTTTCGGGGGATAATGATAAAAATGCCTCCTTAACTCTAGTCACCATAGAAGTTAATGAATTAAAAAAGTCTTTAATACCTCCATTATTAGCCATTGATGTTCCTATCTCCGCTAAAGCAAATGTTACACTTTCTTGAAGTTTATTAAATTGACCTTGTAAAGTTTGTGATTGTCTATCAGCATTACCAAAGAATCTACCTCCCTCACTTGTTGCATAAGTAAAAGCATTAGCAACTTCTTGAACAGAAATTTTACCATCGTGCATTCTCTTAGTCAAAGAAGCCATAGACTCCCCTGTCTTCTCAGATATTGCTTGCAATGGGTTAAATCCTGCATTAATCATTTGCCGAGTTTCTTGACCCATTAAACGACCCGCTGCATTAACTTGTCCAAATGCTAATGATAATCTGCTAAATTTATCTGCATTACCACCAGATATATCACCTAACATACGAGTTATTGGAATAACTTGAGATGCAGTTAATCCATAACCAAGAAGTGTTTGAGCACCTTTAGTTATGTCTTGAAATTGCATTGGTGACTTTAATGCTTGATCTTTTAATTCAGCAAGCATATTTTTTGCCACTTCTGCTGAACCAGTAAATACCTCAAAAGAAACTGAAATCTGCTCCATTTGAGCAGCCGAATTAAATAAAGCAACACCTAATAAAGATAAAGGAGCAGTAACACCAACAGATAAAGTAGTACCAAGAGATTTTAATGATGAACCAACTTTAGCCATGGATGCTCCCATGGTAGATGCCATTTGATTGCCAACAGATGCTGAAACTAAACCAGCATCTTGCATTGCTTTTTGTAATTCTTGTAACTTCCCTTTTATGTCAGCTATATCAGCCGAAAAAATTACCTTATGTTCATTAACATTCTCTGCCATTACTTTAATGAATTAACCCATTTTAAAACTACTTCATCCGAAAGATACTCTTTTTCTTTTGTTTTTTCTATACGTTTACCTATCTTGTCTGTCCACAATGGAATTAAGTCTTTAGGTTTAGGAACTTTTTCACCACCCATTGATGCTAAGGATGCCCACATTAAATTTCTTGTAATATCCCAATCCTCTGCCTTCCTAAATTCAAAACCATGTTCATAGTCAAGAAATTCCCCTAAAGTCATCCTTTTCCACTCCCATGGTTTTAAACCTGTTCTATAAATTCTTGTGAGGATACTACCCCACCTAATTATTTCTTTTTTTTTTATAGTTGTTTCTTGTGATGGTTGATCTAAATCACTTGGCATTAAGTCCTTAGTAATCCATTCTACAACATTAACAACCTTAGCCTCAATTAACCATTTTGTAGCAATCATTCTTGATGATTTAAGCTTAGTTAATAATAATTCAGCTAATTCATCATCTCCACTACAAAATAAGTGATATATATGGCCACTAAGTAGCATATCACGAGTAATATTAATTAATTTGCTTGGATTATTTTCGAACTCTTGCATATTAACTAAATCATTAAACTCGCCTCCTAATTCTTTAACATAAACATCGTTTATGCAACCAAGCGAGAAATCAAATGTGATTTTTTTGTTTTCAAATGTTATTGTACGCATTGTTTGTTTTGGTTTTGTGTTTAAAGCAAATAGGGTAGAGAAATTCCCTACCCCAAATGTAAACAAAAAAATTGAATCTCAATAGATTATGCAGCAACTGTTGGTACTAAAGTACCTGTACCTTTTAATTTTAAATCACAAGTAGCTATTGTTTGATCTCCAGATTTAACAGGCATAGATTCAACATAAGCCGAACCAGTTAAAATTGTTGCACCAGTAGCTATCGTTTTAAATACAACTGTTAATGAAGTACCAGCAAACCATGCAGCTTGGATAATATCATAAGTTGTTGTTGTTGCTGGATCAGCATAATCAACTTGAAAAGTTGCTGATAAACCCCATGATTTGCGGCCCGGTATTGCCGTTGCCCAATCTCCACTATCTTTTGAAGAAGTTTCAATCATACTTGTTGATAACTCAATATCACAAGTTTGCTCGTTAATAATTTTATTTCCACCTATGAAGACCCTTAGGTCTGTACCTTGAACTAATGCCATATTATTTTTAATTTAATTGATTTAATAATTGAGAGAACAAAATTGTTTGTTCTACTTGCCAACCCGTAGGCAATTGTAATATTAATGAATTTGTTTGATATTCACAATTTATGACTTGCCAAGTACTTAAATATTGACTAATACCATAAGTATTATTAGAAGTAATAATTCTTGCTATAATTAAATTAGCAATATCATTAACCTCTTTTTTCCCACCTTCATCAGAAGTATATCTTTGGTAAATACAAATTTCTATTGTAGCATCTCTTTGAAAACTATCCTTACTTCTTACCCCCCTTGATAATTGGCTACTTAAAACAATACATGGATAAACTGCTCCATTTGGAACAATCTCATCATAAACATTAACCGCTTGACTATTATAAGTTATTCCACTTAATGTTTGAAAATAAGCCTTTCGTAAATCATAAGCACAATCCCTATTTATCATTTTAGTATATTTTTCATTATTGTTTTAACCTTTCTATCAAATCCCCTTCTTGAAAGAATAAATGCACTTATTAAGTATTTCTTTTGCCTTGTACTATTAGAAGGAAAATTTGTTGTTTTAAATTTATTAGCATAATCGCTAAACTCACTATACTCTCCACCTAAATTCAATCCGGGCCCAGTACCAAATTCCTT